GATGGAAAAAAAGAAGAAAATGAAAAGTTTCTAAGTCCTTTACCGCCAATTAAATTAAGAGTTTTTCCGTTAATTGTATTAAACTCTTCGTCCATTGTTTCACAGTTTACAGGTTCTATATTTTGGACTACTGGAATATTAACTATTTCTTGCTGTACTCCATTATCTTCAACTATAAAAATTATATTCATTTTCTTATCTCCTATCCTACATATTATTTAAAGCTGCTAAAATCTTATTTGCTGTATATTCTCCATATTTTTCCATGTGTTCTTTTTCACCGATAAAGTTTCCAGAAATAGTTATATTTATTGTAATCCCTTTGTTAGCACTCTTTTTTTCTAGTGTTTTACTTTCTTCATGGCTAATTATTTTAGTTCCAGAAGGTAATATAGCTGTTTCGTTTCTTCCACCTTCATTAATTCCTGTTACTCCACCTTTGAAATATGCTGTACCTAAAGCATGTCTTGGATTCTTAACTGAGGTAGTTGATGAACCAGTTTTATTACTCCCACTAATTGAATCAGTTGTTTTAGTTGTTTTTTCAGTTATATTAATTGTTTTATCATCAACAGGTGTACTATTCCAAAATTTCAACTTATCAATTAGTCCACTAAAGGCTTTTTTTGCGGTTTCGATTGGGTGTAATATAATATCTAATGCATTCATTAAGCTATTCCAAGCACTCATAAAAGCACCAGTTATAAAATCTGTTACTTTATTAAAGCCCTCTTTCAACTTATCTAATGCACTTACAACTCCGTCCCAAATAGCAGTAAATATTCCACCTACAACAGTACAAACACCTAATATAACATCTTTCACATAATTAAATGCACCAACTAAGTTATCCCATAAAGTCATAGCAAAATTTTTTATAGTATCCCAATTTTGAGTAATTACATCTTTCAAAAATAAAAAAGCATTTATCATTGCTCCTATAGGGTTTCCAAACTTTATAATAAATTTTAAAACTTTACCTAATGGATTATTGTCTAATTTCTGCCAAAATTCCACTACTTTTTTCTTTACTAAATCCCAGTTTTTACATAGTAACCATATACCACCAACCAACAAGGCAATAGCAGTAATTACAAAACCTATTGGATTCGCATTCATAGCAGCATTTAATAACCATTGTTTTACAGTTAAAGTTCCTGTTGCTGCCGCTTGTGCAGCATCCCAAGCCATTTTTACTTTGGTTATTGCAACCATAGCTGTTGTATAAACCCATGCTCCAAACATCACTAATTTATATGCTGCTATTGCTCCAACAAGTGTATAAACAACAGGACTTATTCTATCCCAATTATTTATTATATCTTGTGCTATATCTATTGCAACAGTTCCAGCATTTGATAATATTTGCCAAGTTTCTTCTAATGCTGGTTTAACTTTTTCAAATATTTTTCCAAACATATCCTTAATTTGTGTTATATAAGGTTCTGCTCTTGTAACTAATTCTTGAACTTTATCTGCAAGACTTAATATAAAATCTTGAATAGCTGGTATCTTACTATGAAACCACTCGGCAATAGCACCTAATTTTGGCATTAACTTTTTACCAAGTTCTGCTTGCATATCTCCCCAAGCACCTTTTGCTGCTACAATTTTACCTTCATCTGTTTCTCTTAAAGCCTTGTTAGTTCCACCAATAGCAGCTGTTAATTTCTTATTTAAAAACTCTGCTCTTTGTTCTCGCTTCATAGTTTTAAATAATTTTTCTTCTGCATCAGTTAAAGATACTCCATATTTTACAAGTCCTTTTGTTTTACCTTCTACAGCCTTACCAAATACATCAGCCATAGCAATAGCATCTTCTTGTGTACCATTAAACCTTTTTTCTTTAGCAACCATATCATCAATGATAGGTAATATAGTTTTTATTTGTTCTGCTTTTAATTTGTAGACAGCTAATTGTCCTGCACCAGCTACAGCAACATCATCTCCAACTACTCCAACATCTTGTAATGCACTAGCTTCATCCTTTAACATCTGTATATGTTCTTTTTTAAAATTAGCTTGCTTCATCAAGTTAGTTTCAAGCAACTTATCAGCTTTTAATTTATCTTTTGCAGCATCTATAGACTGTTTTATAAATACTCCAGCTGCAGCAGTTAATGCTCCAAAACCAATTGCTGCCCATTTAGCAACAGATTTCATTCCATCTTTTATTTTTCTTCCAAATGCTTTTACTTGATTTCCAGCTTTTTCAAGTTGTCTATCCATATTCTTAACACTCTTAGTAGCTTTCTGTAAAGGTGTTGTGAATTGGTCTTTTAAACTAAGTAATACACCAATAGTCTTTGCCATTTAAACCTCCTTTCTAAAAAGATAAAAAGGTACTTAGCTTTTTATACTAAGTACCTGATTTATTCATTCTTTCAATTTCAAGATCCATTGTTGCTATCATAAATAACTTTTCTTCATATGATAAATTTAATAGATAATCGTATTTAAACCCTCTAAGCAAATAAAAAGAGAGGAATGCCATATCGGTATCCTCTAATATTAGTTTTTTATATCTTCAATCTCTTCTTCTAAGACTTTACTAGCTTTATCAGATTCTTCACCTAATCCATAAAGGTTTAGAATAAAGTTAGATAGCTTGTTTATTTCCCCTAAATTTTCATCAAATACAGGTATTACAATTTCATAAGGTTGTGCTACTTCATAAGTCTTTTGCAATTCTTTATCATGTAAAATAGGACAATGTTTATAGATTAATTTACAGTTAGCATTGTAAGCTGCTTCTGTTGTTTTTTCTTCTGTACTATCCATAATTTTTATTACATCTTTTGCTTTATGTTTTACAACTTCTATTGTTCCACCCAATACTTCTGAATTAAATAGCACCACTTTCATTTTATCATTTTCTGATTGTTGTTTCTTTGCAATTAATATTTCTAATGTTATATTTTTAGCCATTTTTATATCCTCCTTATATCATATCTATATATCTAAAATGTGAAAAGTTAAAAGGAACTTCTTCCTCTCTTAAAGCTTTATTTTCAAATTTTAATGCCATTAATTCGCTAATTGTTACACCTGTTAATTCAACTCTTTCTGCTCCATAAGCTGTTGGGTCATCTAGTTTTGCAACTATTTTAAAATCAGGCATATTACCATTTCTTATCCCATCTGCTAATAGTTTTCCAATAGTTGTATCTATTTTATGGAGTGTCATAGTTCCTTCACCAGTAAAGCCCATATATCTTTTTGACTTTCCTAGTTCTCCCATAATATCCACATCTTCATATTCTAATGTAACCTTAGCCTCAAAAGATTTTACAGAACCTAATTCTTCTCCATCTAGCCATACAGCACCAAATGAACCTCTAATTATCTTGTTTTTATCCATTTTATTAGACATTATTTACCTCCATTTCTTAGAACATATTAATTGTAAATTTAAAGTCTTCAACAGCATTCAATATTTTTATATTTGCTTTCATGAACACTTTTTTCTTAAATGTTAGTTTTTTGATTTTCTCATCATCCCAGTCTTCAACTTCTTTTTTACCAACACCTAACCAAGCCAATCTTTGTGCTTCAACATCAACTTGTGAATAGTTGTCATACTCTTTATCCAATATATCCTCTCTTTCAAGTTCTTTAAAATAAGCATTTATTGCTGTAAAGAATAATACTTGATTGTCATATTTATTCTTATATTTACCTATCCATTTTTTGAATGTTGAATAAATATCATCTCTCATTAAGTCCATAGATTCAATTATGATAATGTCTTTCATATCTTCAGTTTCATCTTGTGTAATTTCTTGAAGTGATGTACATGCTCTAGCAACTTTTATATCTCCTTCATCTTTATACAAACAGAAACCACCTTTATCAATAACATCATTTATATCATCAAATATTGATACTTCTTTTAAATTTCCACATAAAAAGCTAGTAGCTGATCTAGTCATTGGTAAACCTGCTAACATTCCTAAGATTGTTGGTACATATTGCCACCCTTCAACTTCTCCTCTGTTGTCAACAAATGTAACCTTATCATTCATTAAGTTTACTATGCCTTTGTTATCTGGCTTAGTAGCATTGAATACAACAGCTTTATAAGTTTTACCTGCTTTTCTCATAGATTTAATCCATGAAACAAGAGTTGAAGTATCTCCATCTTTTCCATCATAAGCTAATCCTACCCAGTTAATTCTTTCTTGTGCAACTTTTTTTAATGTATCAGATATTGTTCCATTTTTAATATTGAATACAACTACTTTATTTGGTGTGTATTCAAAGCTATCTTTAATTAATGGCAATACTTCAGCAGAATAATCTCCAGCTTCTATATCTGTAATATTCTTATATACTTTTCTATCCCATTGTTTAGTAGATTCTTTTACTATCAATCCAACTATACCTAATTGACTTCTTTTTACAGCTGTTACAGCTAATTGTTTAAAAATTATCTCAATGCTAGGTAATCCCATATATTAACCTCCTATTTTTTATCGAAATGATATTCTAATTCTTCCATCATTTCACCATCTACATCATTTTCTATTTCTTCCATACTTAAACTATCAAAACTTGCTATTAATACTCCATCTTCAGTTTCTTCAAACTCTATTTCATCAACAGGAATAGCAAAAATTTCATTTACCCACAATGTGCCTAAGAAAGCATTTTCAATTTCATCAGATATTTTTAATCTTTCTTCTCTTCCTTTACCAGATAAAGTAGTAAAAAAATAAATTCTGATTGTAAAGTTTCTTTCCTTAAAAGTTGTCATAAAAGCACTTGTTTTAAGACCATCTAACTCAGTTCTAAAACTAGGTCTATTGAATTTTTCAGATAAATCTTTACTGTCAATTTCTATTTTAGGAAATGTTTCTTTCAATTTTGTATTAACTGCTTTTAGTATCTGGCTTAATTTAATCATTAAAAACCTCCATTTTTGATAACTTCATCTATAAAATTATCAGCTGCTTGTAAAAATTCATCTTGAAACTCTCTCTGTGAATCTTCTAAAATATGCTCTCCTTTTTTAAAACCATGTTCTTTACCAGTTTTATCTTTTATGATATGCCCATTTTCTATTAAATGAGCATGAGGCATTGAGTTATAAACTCTAACTGTGTCTTCTTCACCTTTATATTTATAAACTTTACCTCTTTTAAAACCTTTTAAATAGTTACCTTTTTTTACTTTTACTTTAGATTTTGCTTTCTTTTTAGCC